AACTGAGATAAATTAATTTCTTTGTCATCTTTTGAATAAGAAAAAACTTTTTCATCAGTTGCAGTTGAAAGAAGTGCTTCTACCTCTTTATACTGGACAGGAAGAATTTTGCCTTCTGTCTTTAAACTATCCATGTATGAAGCGATATTTTCTTTTTTGATTTCATCTTTATGTGCTTGATACTCTTTCATAACTTCTTCTTTTTCTTTGCGAAGTTGTGAAATTTCATCTTCGTACTTTTGGATTGAAACCTTATCATGATTTTCTTCCATGATCTCACTCTCCTTTCCGTTATAGTGGTATTTGACTTCCCCTGTTCCCATGTTGGAATACAATCCTTCGATTGATTCTAAGTTGGTGACAGCAGGAATATCAGCTCCCAATAAAGCTACTGCTTTAAGTACTCTATTGAAAGTTGAGCCATTGGCTTTGTAGTTCCAATATATTTCACTTGAAACTCTTTTGTAGTTTCCTCTTTTTATTGCATCAAATACTTTCTTAGGAAGTTCTTTGAAATCAGCAACGAGTTTACTACCTACCTTATAGATTTTGGAGATATAACCAAGAGCAGGTTGTCCATCTTGCAACTCAGATTGTTCCTCATTATGTCCTAGTTTGACTGGTGGTTCAAAGCCCACTTCATCAAAGTTTTTAATCATGGCATCTAGGTCCTTCTCACTATATCTGTCGCCATTCCAGATACCAGTTGAAAATATTTCGACACCATTAAGGTTATAAGTTTGTTCGACTGCATTGTTCTTTTGTTCTTCTTTACAATCGCATACCTCTTTTTTTTCATCACAATCGCAGTCAGATTGTGCATAAGAGCCGATTGGTCTTTTTGTATGAACATCTCTAGGTGTAATTGCCATTTTTTCTTCATCTTCATGAGCACCCATATCTTTGTCATCTTCGTGTGCACCCATTTCTTTATCTTCATCCATCATGTCTTTCATTTTTTCTTTGGCTTCCATATAAGCATCATGTGAAGGAAAAGGCATATAAACAGTTACTTCTTCATCATCAATAATATGAACATGTGGATGTGAGCCTTCGCCACCCATTTCTTTGGCTCTAGCTTCTGCTTTTTCAGCAGTTGTATACACATCTTCCATTGCATACAATTCTTCCCTAGTCATTTTTTCTTGAACATCAGGTCTTAACATTCCCATGTCTTTGTCTTTGTCATGAACACCCATCTCTTTTTCTTTATCGTGGACACCCATGTCTTTTTCTTTGTCTTTACCATGTATTCCTGGCATATTTACACCTCATTTACTACCCGACATCTCGGACATTTTATTTCAATTTGTAGGAATTGCTTGACAGCAGATTTTCCTAACAATTTATTACAATTGTAACACCTTATATCAATTTTATCAAAAGATTGAGCTTGTATTGGTGGCTCATTTATGGTAATTGATGTTACATTTGTCATTTTGAACTAAGCCTATGTCCTTTCGGGAATAAATCGGTGTCGTGTTTGCCAGAACGAAAGCGACCATTGCGAAGTGCATATAGATAACTATTTACTCTTGCAAGTGCCCATTGTTGTGATGATGTTACACTAGGTCTTACACTTCCAGGATTAGTCCTGTAAGCTCCGATTCCTCTGTTGTATACGACTTGAAGTGTCCTAAGTGTTGTTCTTTTTGTTTTAGTATCGCCATATTTTTCGTTATGGTCAGCTACTTTCTTTTTGAGTGCTTCATCTCTAGCACTATAATCTACTGATTCTTGATTGTCAGAATTAGGGCGATTTTCTAATTGTCTAACTTTGTTATTAGACCAAGATTGTCCAGGATCGCCACCCCACATTGCCCAAGCAATTCTTCCGTTACTTGGATAACCCTTCTCTCCTGGTCTGAATCCTTCTGCTTTTTTGTCTACTTCGTGCCTGGCGAAGAAACTCTTCATTCGCTTGACTGTACTTGGCGAAAGATTCTCTCTGTTTTTTAATTGTGCTGCTCGTGCTATCCCAACGGCAGTTCCACCCCTTCCAAATTCTTTTCTCCATTCTAGTGCTCTCTCTCCTTCTTTTTGCATAGCTTCGGTAGGTCTTAAATCTACCTGACTATTATTAGAGATAATCACTTCTTCAGAATCTTCAAGATCATCTTCGGTAATTGGCTCTTCTCCCAAACCTTCTTGAGGAGCTGGATCTTTTATAGAATCTACTGTTGGAAAATGTAAGTTTTCTCTTATTGCATTCTGGTCTAATTGTGTTGCTTGAACTACACCTTTAGATACGGCATCTACAAATAACTGATTAAGTTCTAGTTTTTGGTCATCAGTCATTGGGTTAAATTGAAACTTAGGCAATGCTACATTGCCGTAGTTTATTTGAACTATGTTTTTAATTAATTGTTCTTGCATAACAATTTCTTCTAAGTCTTGTCTTAGCTTTCCAAGAACATATAAGAAAACATCAAAGTGCACTTTTGCTTGTGAGTATGCTCCAAACTGTCCTTCGGCTACTAGCCTATCAGGGATAAGAATAGAACGAGCAATAGATTTATCATAATAATTAATTGCAGTTTTAAAGTCATCAGTTGAACTCCTTGATGGCTCTAAGAAACTAATGTCGAATTCATCAATTCTATGTGTGATAGATGTTTTTGCAGTTAGATTATCAAGTATGTTTCTTAAATTAACAGTTGTATTTGGATCATTGTTTCTATATTTACCTAACACAGTTGGATTAGCGAATCTTTCTAAATAAATGTTCCAAAACTTTATAATTGTGTCTTTGGACCAAAAAGCTCTATAAGCAGCTCTGAGGTCTGACTGTCCATAATGATTACCAAACTCTTTGTTGTAACTAAATATTAAAAACTTGTTAGTTGGTAATTTTTGTTCTAATCCTTCGTATGTATAAATTATTCCTCTTTTCTTTAAGTTGCTAAATTTATCTACTTTAAATTCGTACCAATGTGGTCTTTTAGTTTTTAAATTTTTAAGACCAATTTTGTTTGCATAAGGTCCAGATTCATACAGTTTGTAATTAATTTCTGTTATAGAATAACCATAGTCTAAAGCTGACATAATTTGAAACAGGGCATCATTCATTGAGCCTTCCATTTCCATTATTGTATAATTAACAAAGTCTGCAATCTCTCTGTCTGAAGTGCTGTCTGATGCAGGTACAATTTTAAAATTAGGAGCTAAAGTTGCAAACTTTTTAAGACTTAACGAGGACTTAACCATATCATCAATTCTCATCTGATCATATATTTGCATACCTTTTCTTGATACCAATGTATCTGGGTTGTATGGTATAATTCCTGTTTTATAGGCTAGTTTTGATTCTGAACTAGCAAGTTCGCCTAGTCTTACTTTAGGTTGTTCTTGTGGTTGAAATAATTTAGTAATCTTGTCAAGTAAAGCCATTACACAATAGTTTATTTTAATTGTACCTGAAAGTAAAGGTTAAAAAGGCATATTAGAAGATATTCTATCGCCAAATGTTTCTACTGGGGTACTCGCTGCTCCTTCTCCGACTGGTATTTCTACTATACCATACCTTAAAGCATCTACTGGGTGGTCAAAACCAGTAGTATCATAAGTTTCAATATTTCTTTTATCAATGCCAACTTGCTGTAAAGCTTTAAATGTTAAAGGACAATCTTCAGTTATAAACAAACTTGGCTTACCCGTATCTTGTTGATCTGCTAATCTCATGTGCAATTGTTGTGTACCATATATTCTATCGTTGTTTGCTCTGTGCATTGTTAGTCCTTCTGATTCAAATATTTCTGCAATCGATTGACCAGTATTGTGTCTGTTCCACATAGATACATCTGAAGGACAATACATTGGGAACATGTTCCATGCTTTTTCCATAGATGCTATATTTCTAGCAACTTCGTTAGCTGGTAATTGTAATCCTTTATTGCTACCATCAGGTGTCCCAATATATTCTTTAAAAACAATCATTCTTCTATCATTGGTAAAAGCAATCCAAACAGTTGCGAATGGAGCAGAAAATCCATAGTCAAATCCTCTAATAATTACATCTGAACTTTCTGGTGTATATGATGAAATCAAATGGATTTGTGGAGAAAGCTCTGGAAAACAAACACCTTCAATCTTTGTCCAGTCACCATATCTTAAAGCATTGTAAATTTTTGTTCCTTGTTGTTTAAGTCTTGCTTCATATCCTTTGTCTGTATTTTTTAAATATGGATTATCATCTAATGTAGCAGGAATATATAAGCGAGAAAGTTCGGTCTCTGAATCTTTGTGTATTTTGTATGCACCTGGTTCTACAAATCGTTTTCTCACCCAATCAACATATCTGCCAACTGGAGTTCCTGTGCATCTAACTCTGGGCACTAATTTAGGGTTTGTTGTACGACACCTAGAATGTAAGTATAAGTATTGTTCTTCTTCAAAAGAAGTTATTTCATCAAAGAAAACACCAGCAGAATATTCTTGACCATCATGCTGATATTTGTCTTGTGCTGTTTCCATGTGTGAGAAAAATATTTTACCACCACTAGGAAATTGCCAGAATGAGCCATGTTGATTCCATTTGCCATTTAGTTTTGGATACCACATTTGTGAATAATCGATTAGCTGTCGTAATTCTTTAGTAGTTCTTCGAAACACAACTGCTTTAGCATCTGGTTCGTTCATCTGTCTAACTGCATCAACTAAAAGCACAGATGATTTGCCACTACCTGCACCACCTAGATAAGCAACCTCGAATATTGGACCTGCTTTTAAGAACTCTAGTTGTTTTTTTGTTGGTGTAAAAAGAACATTAGTGTTCTCTGATTTCATCAATGTCTGGCTCATAACTTTGCATCTCTGGTACTTCTAAAATGTTTTTGATTGTATGAGTATTGTTAACTTCTTGTTTTATTGTATAGCCTTTATGTTTGGCTTGTGTCTCCAAATAAAATCTTATACTTGGATAATGACCTTCTTCTATCAACTTAAACAGTTTTGATTCGGCTACATCTATAGTTATTTCTCTTGCATCAGCTAAGATTTGCTTTAATTCAGGATGTCTTTCTAAACGATCATAGAAAGATTGTCTTGAGATCTCTGCTGATTCACAGACTTTCTTTACAATTCCATGATGCTTGACTATGAGTTCTTTGAGTTTTTTTGTTGATATTTTTAAAGCCATATTCTATAAGACTAGATAATAAGTAACGATTGTCAAGCTTTCTTTCTTTTGACAGGCTTTTTAACTGGCTTTTTTGTGATAGTTTTGCTTGGTTTTTGTAGCTCTATTAATGTATTTAACTTATCTTCTATAGATGTTAATAGTGCATAAAACTTTTGTTCTGTTGTATTCATTCTACGATTCCTTTTTGTACTAGGAAGTTTATAAAAAAGTAATATGCTTCTTGCCAAAGATCTACTTTGTATTTATCTTGAAATCTTTGCATACCTATTTGATGTAACTCTGTATGCATATCTCTGCTTAAAGGTATACAAGTGAAGTGCCTGGCATTAGGCTTTTTTCTGTTTGCACCCATGCCTATAGCATGTAAATGATGTGGGTCAGCTACATGATTGCCAGAGACACAACATTGTTTACCTCTTATAAAATCTACATAGTCTAATGAATGTTCTTCTATAAATTTATTGTTCATTTCAAATCCTCTATTCCAAGTCTTTCCTGCGATAAGTCACCCCACATATTTGACATCTCTCCAAGATTATTTTTGGACTTGTGCAATCACTAGGATTAACACATTTATCATCTGGAGTTTGCCCTTTTAGTTCTTTTACATTGTTTTCGAAATCAAACCTACTTGCTGTAGCTGCCATTTCAACCACTGCTGGTTTTATATCTGGATTTGATTTCACTACTGGTAATAGTCTAACTAATCTTTCATAGGTTAAAGTTTCTGCTAGTTTAGGATTAGCTTGGACATAACTTGCAAATTCAGAATAGATCTCCATGTCTTGTCTTGCTGTCTCTCTTGCTATTCCAATGTTGTCTAAAAACTCTGCCCAAGTATGAACCCAACCATCATAACCTTGATAAATCTTATCAACTTTGATCTTAGATAAATACATACCTCTTTCTAATCTGCCTTTCAGTATCGTGAGATTTATGTTGGTTAATCTTTGCAAATAAGGAAGAATTTTATTGTGATTAGATTCTTGTAATTCTGTATTAATCTGTGGTTGTGTCATAAATATCTCCAGATAAATTGTATTTGGTTAAGATTTCGGTTTCTTTGTTTTCGTATTTATCCATTAGCTCTAATAGCTTGTTAAGATAGCGAGGCATGATCCTGCCATCTTTAAACCAAAGCTTGTGCATATACAAAGCATCTCTAATTATTTTTACCTCTAACTCTTTATCTGAAAGTAGAGTATCTTGTACTTCGTTTGTAGTCATGATTCCTCCATATTATAAAAAAACTAAAAAGGTTTTTCAACTTATTTGTTAATTTGTTCGTATTCTTCTTTTGATATAATGTAACCATCAGCATCTCTATAAACTCCCGAATCCGATATCCAAGCCTTGCCAGAGGATTCTTCTTTTATTTCATCATTCCATCCTTCGTTCTTTAACCACTTTACAGGATAAGGAACAAACTTTTCTTCTCTGGAATGAAACAGCTCGTTAAACTTCTGAGCTAATTCTTCTGCCGACAACTCGGTATCTATCTGAGTGTATGCTTTCAAAGCAGAAGGCTTATGAAGTTTTCTACCATGTAACCCTTTCCAAAATTTTTCAAAATCAATCAAATCTCTGTTATATATATATTCTTTTTTAGTATTCTCTCTTGTAGTATTATGTATGACCTTTTTGTCATTGGTTAGTGTGACAGTTTTGTCTACCCCCTCTGACTGTTTTGTCGCACATATATACAATTTTCTTTCAGTATTGTTATTTAGCAATTCTTTTCTTATATATCCATATTCTTCTAATGTAGACAAAGCTCTTTGAACAGTTCGTTCTGTTGTTTCAAAGTTCTTTGCAAAAAAGAAATTGTTTGCCCAACAATAACCTTCTTTGTTTGTTAATGCTGTTATCTCTGCGAAGATCAACTTAGCAAAAGATGTAAGTCTTTTATCATATCTAACATCAGCAGTTATAACTGCATAATAGTTTGGTTTATCCATTTTTACCTCTTCGTATGGAGGGAAGTGGGTTGGTTGTCGCTTCAAGGTGGAGGATAGAAGACTCCCACTCCCCAACATTATTATATACTAAAATTCAGATAACATTTGCTTAAATCGATTACATCTTTCTAAGATATCTGCATCTGATAAATTGCCCGTTGCAATACAATAATCAACAGCTCTGTTTAAGATGTTCATATTCGTGATCTTCTCATCTTTGTCTTGAACCTGTTTGTTGCTACTGTTATTGCTAAATGTTGGTAAGCCATTAGGAACTTTAGCATCAAACTCTGATACATGTTCACCTATGGCTTTGTCAATCATTTTGTCTTTATCTTCTGGTGTGTTGTCAAGATCTTGTATCATAAAAACATTGTCTTTTGTTTCGCTATCTACAAGATGAGTATAAGATAATTGAACTACATCACCAGCTTCATAGAGAACTGACTGACCAGACTTTTTGGAATACCAGTAAGCTACACCATTTACTTCGATTCCGTTTTTAGACTTACCAATAACCTTATCAATAGATACTATCCTTGTTCCTTCATCAACTTTTTTTAGTGCCATTCTTTACCTCCTTACTAGACTTCTTATTTGCATAATAAGCATCTCTAGTTTTTTTTGCTCTAGCTACTCTTTCTTTTCTTTTTTCGCTAGTATCTTCTTTTGCATTTTGATGCATAAACATTAATTCTTCCTCCTTTTCTTTAATGTTTTGTTGCGAGTTTTATGAGCCTTAGTGTTTTTCTTTTTCATATCTTCTTTGTTTTGATCGTGTTGTTGTCTAAAAAAACCAGAACCCTTTTTCATATTTTCTTTTTTAACTGCCATGAAAACCTCCAAACCTTTAGTTAGAATTTACATAAATAATTATTACTTGTCAAATATAAAATTCTCCTGTAAGTTATTTTATTATGGGATTAGATGTTAAAGAAATACAAAAACAACACATTTTTCACAACAAGTCTTTTAGACAGATTGGAGAAGAGCTAGGAGTTACAAAGCAGTATTTGTCTTTTATGTGCAAAAAACATAGAAACAATCCAGAGCAAGTTTTGTTTGATCTTCTAAATGAATTTGAGCAGCAGAAAGATAGCTTTGCTTTAAACGAAAGAATAAGAATCAAAAGAAGGTTGAAAAACTTAACACAAAAAGATGTTGCACAAGAAGTTGGAACTCATGCTTCAGTTATTACTAGGATAGAAAATGGTGAACTCAAACATACTGTATTTGAACAAAGATTAGCTGATTATTTAGAAGTATAGTCTTTACCATTTACAAGACATTCATAGCCTCGTTTTTTGTTTGGAATAAACATGTATTGTTCTACACTAAAGAAGCCGTTGGATTTTTCGTAAACTATTGTAAGACCTCTTTGTGTATTATCAAACGGAGAATATAAACCACCAGGCATACGAGATAAGTCTGCAAGGCAACCATTAGCCCAACCACCAAGTAGTGAGCCATCTAACTGTGTTGCTACAGTCATATCAAATCTATGATGATGTCCAAAGATTACATTCCTGTTGTAGTATTTTAAATTTACATTTGCTATGTGCTGTGGTGTAGCAAAGCCTCGCTTTTCATGTCCATGCATATAATAAAGTTTTTTGTTAAGTGTGAAAGGTGAGCTTACATTTCTAATCTTAAATTTTCTAAACTCTAAAATTTCATGTAGGTGTAACCTGTTAGCCAAAAAGGGAGCTAGTGCTGCACAACAAGATAAGATCTTTTTTTGCATCCTTTGCTCATGATTACCTTCAAAGAAATAAATTGTAGGTCTAGGTGCTATCTTCCTAAGTTTGTTTAACCAAGATACACCTTCAAATAGTTCAATCTCAATATTAGAAGCTGTAAGATCAGGTGAAAATGTTGACAACGGATAGTAGTCTAACAAGTCTCCACCAATAATTATGTTGTCTGTATCTTTGAGATTTAAGTCCTTGAGAATTTCCATAGCCATCTCAAGAGCTTTTTTATCCTCATAAGGAATATGAATGTCTGATATAAAGACAGTTCTTGTGTGAGTTTTTTTTCTCAACCTTCAAAAAACATAGTAATTAATTTCAAGCCTTCTCCACTTTTAACCATGTCTGTTGACAATCTTAACACACTCCATCCTAATAAACAAGCATTATTGTACTTTTCCATGTCTTTTAAAAAAGTTGCTGCTCTGTTGTGGCGACCATAAACCCAAATCCCACCCTCGACTTCTACAGCTAATTTATGTTTTATCCAAGCTAAGTCGAATCGCCATTTTCGAGTTTCATGAAATCTGTGTTCACGAATTGGTACAGGTAAATCTGTAGACATAATTTGATCTACTAAAAGTTTTGGATAATCTATTTTTGGTTTCTTGACACGAACTGTTGTTGGCATTGGCTCTTTTGGAGTTCTACCCATTTTTCAAATCCCTCTGCTCTTTTTTCTGCAATCCTATTTGCTTCGGCTTGAGCATCTGCCATCTTCTCTAATGACCTAGCTATTGTTCTTATAAGTTCTGTACTGCCATTGCCATTGCCATTTCCATTTTGTTGTTTCATAACTAACCAAACAATTATTACTAAAGCTGGTGCTTGACTTAGTACTGCGATTAACTCAGTTTCCATTTAACATCTCTCTTAAAAACCTGTTTTGCTCTTGGCAGTTCTTTAAGTCTAGCACAGAATTTATTGCATCTTTATTTTTAATGCAAAGATATCCCGATATGTCGGTTGGACACTCTACAAATTCAACTTTGTTATATTTAATCATTTCTGGCAACTCTCGTTGAAATTTGACTGCTTTAGAGCACGATACAAGCCCGAAAAGCATTAAAGCAATGGTAAGGTATACCTTTTTACTTATCTGCCTTAAATGACCCTTTTCTGTGCTTCTCATGCGATTTAGCATTATCTACCCTGTCCTCTGTATGGTTTATAGTTATTTTTTCTATTTTTTGACATGGATGAAGTCTTGACACGACTTCTTGTACCTGCAATGGATGTCTTTTTATCTTTTCGCTCATGTACTATCTCAGATTTGTAATTTTTTCTTTTTTGTGCCATTACAAACCTAAAGGATTGCCAATCTGTGCTTTAAGCTCCTCTAGCTTTGCTTCCATCACTTCAAGTTTTTTGTCTAAGATTGCAACTTCCTTTTGCAATTTTTCAACTGTGTCAGAACCAACTGCTGCTGAGACTGCATCAAGTCTATTGTTGAACACACCCCAAGCATAGAAGCCACCACCGATAGTCATAACCACTCCGATTATCATTGCATACTTCTGTAATGTTTCTATCATATTATCTTCCTTGTAAAATTCTTAATTCTTTTTCTAGTATAACTCTTTTTAGTGTAGCTTGTCTAATTCGTTCTTGAAAAATATACAATGGGTCGCTTTGAGCTACTTGTACCATTTTGTTTTCTGCATAGATTTGTTTGCCACCCAACATTCTTAGATCTTCATAATTGTTACCTTCATAGATTTTTCTTGGGTCTGTATATGTTTTGTAGTATGAAGAAATATCTGGTTGTTTTGATTCTATAACTTTTGCTGCAATTATGTTTGTAGCAGACAATTGTTGTTCTACAGACTTAACTGTTTTTTTTATTTGTTTATCTATCGCTTGAACAGTCACTTCTACTTTAACTGTTGGTTCGTTAACAGATGATTCTTCAGTTTCAGATTCTTCTAAAACTTCTTCTTCTATCTGTGCTACAGCAGGTTCGCTACTCGTATCTTCTTCTTCTGGTTCTTCTACTATTTCTGGTCCACCAAACACTTGCAGTATCTCCACTTCTTCAAATTCTTCTTCTAACTCTTGAGCTGTTTCAAGGACTTCGATAAGCTCTTCTTCTTCTAAGAGTAACATAGGTAACTCTTCAATCAAAACTGGCAAGGGGATAAACTCCTCTATAACTTCAGGTTCTACAAATGATGTTTCCCATTCTACAAATTCATCTAAGACTTCTTGTATTTCTTCAATTACTTCTTGTTCTACTACAGTATCATCATATGTCATAGTGAGCTTTGCACCCAAAAGGTTTGGTCCACCTAAACTTGTCCCATATGTATCATAGCCAACATCTACACCTTCCCATTCCCAATAAAACTGATTGCTACCTGCACCTGTATAACTAACAGAATCCTCATACTTAAAAGCATTTGCACCATACCCAGCATCATTGTTTCTAGTTTGATTTACTGTTGCAAGTGTGTTGCCATTTTGATCTAAAATTTTCACAGTTGTTGTAAAGGTATCTTGTCCTTGTGTAGCTTGACCACATTGCCAAGTAGAGCCTAAGAACTCACAGTTCTGCACTATTGTCGTAGAGTTAAGTGTTATGCCATTGTCTAATTGTTGCTGTGTAGCATGGTCAGTTAAGTTGCCAGTATAGTTAATACTACCTGTACCAGTAGTTTCTATTTCTTGACCCCAATCTCTTATACCTCCAGAAGTATTAAAGCCATTTGTTGTTATGTTTGGTATTGTGCTATCTACACTTTGATAGCTGCTTGAGTTGTTTGTACCATTCGGTAATAGGTTGCCTGTCGTAATCTCCTTTGCTTGAACTGCCCACACTATCAAGAATAGTATTAATGACAAGTATAAACATTTAATCATCATCTCCATACAAGTCGTATTCTGTATCTATAGGAACAAATTCTGTTTTGTTATCTATAGCATGTCTCCTTTTTAATTTTTCTATATACTTATCATAGTCAGGTCTTTCTATATCATACTTCTTCCATTGCATTTCTGCATCTTCACCAATAGCACCTTCAAACGGGCATGGTGTACCTGCATGTTCCATTGCTGAAAAAACTCTGTCATCTTGACAAAGAATTGCTATGGATGCAACTCGCATATTAAAATCATAGAGGAGCTTTGATAGTTTCATTCTCTCGCAATTCTCATCAGTAACATAAGTTCCACCTGATACACCAAACCCTGTAACTTGCACACCACCACTTACACCAACTATACATAAGTCTTGTGAGTAACTACTCATAGATGGGGCAGTCGCAGTTCCGACTGGTATTCTTGAATTTTTTGTCGTATTAGTTGTGGCATTGGTAGTTGTATTAGTTTGTCCACCACTATAAGTGTTATTAGTAGTAGAGGTATAGCCACCACTGATAGAAGTGTTACTACCAGAAGTGTTAGTTTGATTTGAAGTTGAGTTATCAGTTGCATTTGCAGCAGCTCCAATGAAGAGCAATATTATGATTAATGCAAATACAAATAAGCTACTCCTCATTCCTTATTTTATTAAGTTCTTCAGCTAGAGAATCGTTCTCCTTGTTTTGTAATCTATATTTCCAATCTTCAATCTTTTTTTGTTTTTTCTTTTCTTGTTCAAGTATTGCTACTTTGTCATTTAAGCTAGAGACTTGCTGTTCTAATTTACCTACTTTTCGCTTTTGCATATAATCTTGCAGAGCAGCAAATCCCTTGCTTAATAAACTTGTTACTAAAGAAGAAAGAATCTTGCTTATCATTAGTCTTTCTTCTCTTTTAGTATCATAGATATAACAGCAGCTACAGATGCTAATGCTGTTGAAATTGTAGTCCATTGATCTGAACTTACACCAAAAGCTATCATAATTGCTGATAATCCAGCATAAGTTGATGGCTCTTTTAATCTATCTAATATAGTCCACATATTAAACTCCTTGTAGTCATTCTTGCCAAGCACAAACACTCATTGGTATTGCAGTATCACCAGAGCTTGATGTGTTAGCTTGTCTACCCTTTAATTCTACATTACCAGAAGTTACTGTGTAAAGTGTAATATTAACAGCAACATTGCTGGTTTGTCCTAAACCACCCTTAAAACCCCATGTTACCATGTAATTTCCAGAAAAAGGATTGGTCCAATTTATTTGATATTTACCTGATCCTAAGTCGTTTACTGAGCTTGTAAGCAAAGAATCAGATATAGTTCTGTCAGCTTGAAATGTAACCCATGCTCTAGGTATACCAGTTAATGTTGGAGCATCTGAACTTTGACTGCCGACTGCTGTAAAGTTTTCCATCAAAGCATTCATATTACTGCTAGTTAATATTGCTCCACTACTAAATGCTAAATCTGTAAATCCCATTATTCAAATGCAATGAACAACACTTGGTCAGGTGTAAATTCACTATCGCTCCCTTCATTAAATCCATGATGATACATGATTGCTCTATTAGAGCTTTGTTCGTAAACAATTGTTGCAAAAACATTTTGTGCTCCTGATGCACCAAGTTCTGCATTTGCAAGTATTCCGTAATGTTGATATTGTAACGAATTTACAATGCTTTGTGAAAAAGTATTTGTATAATTTACTGTATATCGACCATTTGAACCTTTTACAACAGAGCTTACTCCTTTTGACCAATAAAGGCTTCCTGTGCTGTCAAAATGAGCCATCACAGTAGCTCTAGCAGCTACACCTGGTGAGTCAGTTTCACCTAATGCAAAAGCTGTAAAATTGCTTTGAACAGCACTCATAGCTGAAGCTGTTAATGTATCACCAAACTGAAATGTAAAATCTTGAAAAGCCATTAGTCTTGCTCCCAAGCCACTACTGTAATTTGTTGTGGATTTATACCCTGAGTATTATTTTCATCGCTAAGTCTTGCATAAACATCCATTGCAGTGCTTGATTTATTAGGTCCACCCATCAAATTAAAGTTTCTGTTAATTAATCCTGTGTTAGATACTGCTGCAAAATTTGTGCAATAGTTAGCCGATTGAAAACTATTAGTCCAGTTAATTGTATATGTTGCATGAGTTGGGTCGCCAGTAAATGTAACCGATGTTACTCCTTGACTAAATATTATTTGTGCTTGTCCTGAGCTGTAAAAAGTTACAAATCTTTTGCAAATACCTCTCATTTCTGGAGCACCATCTTGTCTCTGTGCTAATGCTGTAAAGTTTCCTTGTATTTGGTTTAATTGTGTAGAAGTTAACTTTGAACCAAAAGGAAATGTTAAAGGTGTAAATGCCATGAGATTATGCTAACACAGACACAGTATTGTTTAAAGTTCCTAAATCAGGGTCATCTAATTCAAAAACTGTAATATTGGAAATTGCAATACCATGTCCGACAGACAGCTCCAATGTTTGTGTGTTATTTTCTATATCAATAGTCTCAGCTATTAGTGTATAAGGTTGGTCACTTAATCCAACTTCATCTATGTTTACATAAACTAAATCGCCAAGTTGTTGTTGAAGATATTTGATTGGTGTTTTAACAGTTAATGCTACTTCTGGCTCTTTTCTTCTAAATACAATTCTATCTCCTAAGTTTGCTGCACCAGCAGTATCTACATACCAAATTAAATTAGATGTAGGTTGTTTTCTAATTACATCATAAGAGTTTATAGATGCTGTGTTATCTCTAGTTACTGTTGATGCTGGTCCTTGTATTTGATTAGATGTAACAGTAAATGATACTGGAACAGTATATCTATTACACATATCATAAGCATCACCTTTAGCTTCAAACGAGATTATGTCACTTCCAGAAACTACGGCACTAAAACTGTTTGTTCCTACTAAGTTTCTTCTAAAATAAACTTTGTTATTAGCCTCTACATAAATTGCTGAATCAGTCACTTCTGCTATACCTTGTAATGCTTGAACATAATTTGTTCCATACGGGAAGAAACCTTGTACGACTATTGATTCAGATCCTAATGTGTTTTTCCAATCAAGCCATGATTGATAATCTATATCTGTATTTGAAGTAGTAGTTGTGCTGTCTAGTCCTGCACCATAAGAATTAGTTGTTAAAATATCAAATGTTAGATCAGCAGGATTCCAATTAGAGTTTATAAAACTAGCACCTAATTGTGATGTAGTATCAGTTGAAACAAATACTTGAGACAATATATCCATTTGATTTTTAAAGTTTAATCTTACAGTAGAATCATTATAATCAGCATTTATTAAAAATCCTTTGCCTATACATCCAAAGTCTACAAAAGAAGGATTGTATTGATATCCAAAAGCAATCTCTCCTTCGCTTCTAAAATTGGTTCTGTTTTCTACTAAGTCATTCATAAGTTTAGAGGCATTTTCAAGTGTGATAGTAAATGGTTTACCAACAACATCAGCATAAGCTCTTTTTACCTGTGGATATTTTACAACTCTATCACTAAATACTGAATTGTTAAATGTAAATTGTTTTACTATTGAACGAGGATTTGTTGATTGTTGCTCATTTAAGAAGAATGGTGTTAATTCGTGTCCTAATCTACATTTACTTTCTACAATAGTTCCTACTATCATAGAGCCAACTTCTGTTTCTAAATCTACTCCAGTAGGTAAAGCACCACGACTAAATGCTAAACTTCCAACTACTGTTTCAAAATCAACACCTGTTAAGACAATATCTTCAGATGTTGTTAAGAATAATGAGAATGAGCCAACTGAAGTTTCAAAGTCTACACCTGTTGGACTTAGACCTTCAAAAGATGTTGCAAGTGTAAAACTACCAACTGTAGTTTCAAAATCAACCCCATCTATCTCTAATCCAGTTTGTAAAAGCTGATAATTAATATAAGGGTTTTTATGCCAATAACCTCGAATTACAGGTTTTTGTTCTTTTGGCAGACCTGTGTAATAAAGGGAATATTCTTCTAAACCTGGTGTTCTGCTCTTTGGTGTTTTTGGATTTAAATCATTTATATCAAGATAATAAAATGATAAATGGTTATTTTTTGGTGTTCTAACCTTCTTATCTTTTGATATTAAATGATAAGTTGATTGAGCTCTATATGTACCAATGAAACTTCCAAGCATAGTTTAATTATATACTATGATTTAGAATTGTGTTATTTCAAAAGGTACAGTAGGTCCAGTTCCAGAACTTAATACCACAGTTATGCTAAAACCTTTGTTTGTATGCATTGGTGGTTGAAAGAACATTGGCTCAGTTTGAGCACCAGAGAAATTGTCTTGGGTTACTGTTATATGACCAGATGCAACAATTGTGCAATTTTTTACATTTATATTTAAATTAGCCCCTGATACCATTGGAGTTAAATCTATTAAAGCAGAATAAATTCCACCAACAGCAGTTGAAAAAACTGTTGTTGTTCCACTTATTGCTTGTGCTCCTGTTGCTACTACTGTTTGTGCCATTACTTATCTCCTAAATCATTATCCCATATAACTTTCAATTCTTCAACTGTTGTAGCTGAAGTAATTTCTGGTTTAGCAGGAAAATCTCTTAATTTATTTTTAGTTTCTACTATTGCAGAAGTATCTTCTCCTGCTTCTTGTGCTCTCATATATTGAATATCGAGTTCTTCAAGTTTTGGTTTTCTAGCTATTCTTATTTTATCTCTCCAGACATCTCGGGCTTTTTCCATATCTATTGTTGGATTCATGTCTGCATCACAAGACCAAGCATTTCTAAATTCATTATCAAGCGAATCAAGGTCTGTATTTTCTATAATTCTTGCACCTTCTGGACAATCTTTTGCAGCTATTTCTTGAACTGTTAGTCCACAGTTTTCTGCTGGTACACATACTGCCATGATTCCGTTTTCTTGATTATAAATAATAACTTTACTCATACTTAACTCGGTTTAGGATATGTAGATTTTACCTCAGCAATGTGGTCTTTCCAAGTTGTTGTACCATCAACATTATCGTGATACTGCATATCAAGTTGATCTTCAAGTGGTTTATATGCTTTTGCTCTATCTCTTTGATATTGCTTTGCATCATAATCTGCTTGAAGCTCTGCTTGTTTTGCAGTTATCTGGTCATTTGTAATATTATTTGGATTACCATCATGCCATGTAATACCATCCAAACTTTCTCCATTTACACTTACTTGTGCATTTGGATCTAAAGCTAAAATTGCTGATATTATATCTGTCATAATTTATCTCCTTTTATGAAGCTATCTCCATTAATGTTAAAGTTGTTGCACCTGTAAAACCTGTATTTAAACCTCTACGATTAATATACATTGTTGCATTAGCTGTAACTACTTTTAATTTATAAGTCAATTCAGATGTGCTAGATGGGCTATCTATATATGTTGCAGTCATAGACATCATTGCATTATTATTAGTAGAGCCACCTGTATTGATAAGAGCAGATGTAATTCCAGCACTTGGCAATCTAGTAGAATCTCTTTCAACATGAAATGAAGCATCACCATCTGAAGCATTTGTAAAAGGTATAACAGCTTGAACATAAATCTTACTTGATGTTGAGCTTGGAGTTATTGCAGCAGTTAACAAGTCTGCTGCTGTTGCACTACTGTGAGTTGACTGTGTGGTATTTACTGCATTAATAACTTGTAATATTTTTCCTGGAGTTACTAATTTAGCATTAGTTATAATTCCATCACTTATTTGTTGTGCTGATGTTATTTCTCTACCACCCTGTATTGCCATTATCCTGCTATCTCCATTGCTGTTATTGTTGAAATACCCCTTGCATCTTCATCGTTTGTGCTTGTATGGTCTCTTTGATTTCTGTTTATATACGAAGTTGCTGTCCCATTACTTGCTAAAGCTATTTTATATGTCAAAGCACTTGTGCTTGATGGTGTATCTAAAAATTGTCCAGCTACATTATCAGATTTGTAAGTAGGATAATTGCCACCTTGTGCTTGTGTAACTCTTACCCTAGTGCTTGATGTATCACCTAATGCAATAGCAGTAGAATCTCGTAATAATCTTATATAATTGACATTAGCAGCACTTGAGCCAGTCATTACATTCCAAAGAATTAGTATTTTACTACTTGTTGCTGATGGTGTTATTGCTACTGACAATCCAGTATCGACAAAAGCTGTTTCTGCTGGAGAAGTTGTTGAAAATGTATCTGTTTTAGTCGTTTGCACTATTTGTAATATTTTACCTGCTGTAATTGTTTCTGATGCACCTAAATCAATTGATGTGCCATTTACAGTAAGACTGTCATTTTGTAATTTTACATTAGTAACAGCAGCATCAACTAATTTAGCTGTTGTTATTGTTCCATCTTCTATTCTACTTATTCTTCCTGCTACTGGCATTATTCACCACCACCATTATCTATAACTGTATTTCCATCAGCAATCCATTCTTGTATGTCTTGATAATCACTATTGCTTGGATCTAATGGAACATGACTAGTTTTACCATTGTCAACAATAATATAACCAATGTGTTCTCCATCATAATATGTTTTTGTTACTGATGTAAAATTCCTCATAATTCTGCCTCTGCTGTATGATGTCCATACATTTCTCTTGCTGTAGTAGTAATATAAAATGTCCAATGATGTGTTGATAGTAAAATTACATTCGGTGCAGATGCTGGTGATTGTATGTTTCCAGATGCTCCAGCATCATTATAAAATGTCATTGTGGGTAATGCTCTCATTTGTGTTTGAAAAGTAAGTGAGCCACCCTTGTTAATATTGTCAGCATTACCACCTATTAAATAATAATATCTATTTGCACTACTTGCATTTCCAACTGGTGTACCTTGTGCATAAGATTTTTGAAAATATCTTTGACATAAAACCAATTCTTCACCAAAAGATTTATGTTCAAAATCAGATGCTGTGCTTCCTAATTCTAAT